AGTGGTAATTTTTCAATCAACAGGAGACTGACATGACCAACACACTGCACATGGCTGGCTTTGATCTCGGTTCGCGGGCGATGCTCGTGAGCCTCACCATCTCGCATTGGACGGCGCGCAAGCTCGACAAGCGTGTCACCAACGAGACCAACCAGCGTCACAACGCGGCGTCCGATGCCGGGCGCTACAACAAGGCGCTGGTGGACAAGAAGGCGCTCGCGCCGATCCTCAGCGTCATCAACGAGGCGCGGGCGCAGTATTTCGCCTACACCCTCCCCTGGCACGACGGCGGCCACCGGCTGCTGCCCGCCAAGGCGTTCGCCAAGTTCTCGGACAAGATGCGCAATTTGCGCTGGGATTTCGAGCGCGAGGTTGCCGCCTTTGTCGCCGCGTACCCGCAGCACATCGATCGTGCTCGCGCCACGCTCGGTGACATCTTCAACGAGGTTGACTATCCGGCTGCCGATGACCTCGTTGGCAAGTTCGCCTTCGACACGTCGATCATGCCGATGCCGGTCGCGGACGATTTCCGCGTGTCGCTGTCGGATGATCTGCTGGCAGGCGTGCGGACGGCCATCGCGTCCGAGATCGAGGCCAAGACCAAGACGGCGCACAATGATCTCGTGGGCCGTGTCACTGAGGTTGTCGGCACCATGGCCGAGAAGCTCAAGGCCTACGATCCGGCGCTCGGCGTCGGCATCTTCCGCGATTCACTTGTCGGCAATGTCGCCAAGCTCGCGGACCTGCTGCCGGAGTTGAACGTCACCGACGACTCGAATATCGATGCATTGGCGGCGGCTCTGAAATCCATCTCCGACGTTGATGCTGACGATCTGCGCGGCGACAAGGCGCTCCGCGACAGCACGGCCAACGAGGCTGCCCGCCTCGCCGAGCTGGCGAAAACCTACCTCGCCTAGCAGAACGGGGGCGGCCCCTCCTGACAAAGTTGCCGCCCCCGCCTCCCCCTACCCTCGCGCACCAGAGGGATGCAGCCCAGGCGCGCGAAGCTCTCACACAGGTTTGGCGCCATCCCGTTTGCCGATCGCATAGGCCCGGCTGACGGCAATTTCTCGACCGTCCTCCAGGTCGGCGACCTTGCGGCGCAGATGCATGTTGTCGATCTCCAGTGAATTGCGTACCAGCGCCGCACAACAAAGCCAACCCAGCAACGCGCCGACGGTGAGCCCGAGCCAAAGCCCGAGCCACCACATCAGATCGCCCCGAGGCGAACCATGGCCTTCTCAAGCTCGTTAGACGCCTCTTTGAAGGCGTAGGCGCTGAGCACGCCCTGCCGGTCTTGCAGCTCGACCGAGAGATCGCCGAGACCTTCGGTGTCGGTGGTGATGCAGCGCGCGGCAAAGTCGCCGAGCCACGTCGCCTCGTCCGGCACGTAGGCGGCGTCGGGCTTCTTGGCCATCTTGCCCCTATCGACCTTGGCCCTGGCGGTCGGCGGCGCTTCCGGCGCCGGTGGTGCTTCGCTCTTGAAATAGTCCTCCGGCGTCGCCTCGCCGTCAGCGATGGCCTGCCACGCGCCACGCAGGCGGACCAAATGTTCTGGCATGACTTCGCTTTTGTCTGTGATCTCCAAAAATTTCAGCACCCGGTCGGGGCTGACGCCACGCTTCTCGCAATAGGCGAGCGCCTTCTCGATCTTCTCGGCATCGTGCCCGCCACCGGCGATGATCTCGCAGGCCCGGTCATAGAGACCCTTCCACAGTGCTTTCGGGATGCCGCGCAGCGTGGCATTGCGCACCGCAATGCTGACAGCTGCGTTGCCGGTGGTGATGATCATGTCAGCATTGAAGCGTCGGCCCTTGGAGTCGACGATGCGGCGTTGGGTTTCGACGCTCGTCGCCATGTTGGATTCCAAGTCGTGGAACAGACCGCGTGCCGTGATGTAGTCGGCAGACTCGGCAACGATGGCGCCGGACACCCGGCAGTTGCCGTAATTGGCGAGGACGATCTCGGCGAATCTCGAAGAGGCGCCTTCGATGGTCTTGCCAGCACGCGGCAGCGAATAGACGCATTCCTCCGCCACGCCCGGCAGGCCGATCATGGCCTGGCTGCGTCCCATGAAGGCTTCCATGCTGCGCGGGTTGGCGCGGGCAGCGGCGAGCTGGGCGTCGATCCCGGCACGCTCGAGCGGATTGCCCGGCAGTTGCTGCACGGTCGGCACCGGCTCTGGTTTCTTGGTGATGATGTGGCCGGGTTTGATGTCGTCAAATTGGTCGATGCTCATGCGGTTGTCTCCGGTTTTGCTTTTGCGGTTCGCGTTTTGCGCAAGGCAGACAGCTTAGCGCGTCGCCGGATCTCGATGGCGATGTCCTCGCAGATCAGCACCGCATTGGGGCTAGTCTTGGCGAACTTTTCGACAATGCTGGCGGCGTGGCGCATGCCGCGCACAAATTCTTCGTTCTGCATTACCGGACCTCCTTTTCGGTCTTGGTTGTGATCCCCGGCACGGCGACGCCGGATGCGGCGTCACGCTCGGCGAGCTTCAGGATCATGTCGCGTGCCCGCTGGTCGTTGGCGTAATAGGCGAACAGCGCCGCCCAATCCTCGACAGATGCAATCACCGTCTTGTCTCGGATTGAAGCGGCGCGTCCGTAGCCGGACTCGATGCGTTCCGGCAGCGGCTCGTTGCGGCGCTCGAGCATCGCCTTGGCGGCCTTCAGGGTCTCGTAGCGGGAAAGCGCCTTGCGAATTTTCACGGCGGCCTCTTGCCCGGCTTTGATGGTTGGCATCCAAACCGAATCGATCAGCTTGGCCTGCTGGAAATGCGGGCGCTTCTCGGTCTCGCGCAGTTTGTCGGCAGCGTTCGCCAGCTCGATCAGCTTGGCGCGCAGGCTTTGCGCCTTGAGGCTCGTGGTGTCGTCGGCAATGGTCTCGTAGAGCGAGGCCGAGCCGATGGCGAGATCGATCTGCTGCTTGAGGCGCTCATAGGGCGCGGAGTTTTTGAATCGCTCCGGCACCGCGTCCTGGTTTTGCAGCACCAGAACGGTGTCATCGAGATCGCCCCATTGCCCAGTTTCGCGCGCGTGGTGGTAAGCCATTTCACTAATCGGATGCACACAGCACCAATGCCAGATGGAATTGGGCGGCGTTTCGCGGCCATCGACTAGCGCGACCAGCGCATCATCACGATGGAAAATTGCGATGGCTTCCCATGGCGCGCGGATGCCGCGCCGCATGCGGTAGAAGCCGCACTGAGGCCGGTCGGCGTACACCGGCAGCTCGTCGCTGCCGACCGGCACGCCCGAAAGCGCAAGGTGCCAAAATTCGTAGGGGTCGCTGCGACCCGCGATGCCGACCTGGGTCATTTGCGGCGCTCCGTGTTGTCAGGATAAAAACCCGGTGACTGCTGTTGCGGCTCACGAGGCTGCACGCCTTGCATGCCGCGCAAGACCTCGCGCAGCGGTGGCGGCTGGCCGGTGTCTGGTCGCGGCGGCAGCTGCCGTGGCGGCTGCAACGGCTGGCCCTGGTGATCGTATTGCGGACGGTAGACTGACGGCGGCGGCGCCGGTGGTATTTGCGCCAGCTGCTCGAGGATGGCGAGGCGGGAGATAATGTTGGCGATGTCGCCCGACAGCGCCTCTTGATTGGAACAAACTGTAAAGTTTTGCAGCCGAATCTCGGCGAGCGAGCTGGCAATACCGGCAAGCTCTTCGGAGAAATTCAGCAACGCGCGGCACATCGACGAAAAAGATTCGTTGTCGAGAATCAGCGTATCTCGAGCTGGGCGCACGGTAGGCACGCGCGGCGGCGGTTGTTTCTTGTGCGAACGCTTCGGCATGGTGGGGTCAGTCATGTGGTGCATCTCCTGTTGGTTGGTGTGCAGCTGTCCAGCCTTGCATAGACCATGCCCCACTTGCAACTATTTTTTTTATGTGATAAGGCATAGGAACTACGGTCTAAACATAGGAGACACACAAATGACCAAGAAGAAAACAGACGACTCGGTCGAGTTGCGAATCACGCCGCTTGACCGTCAGGAAACCACACTGCGGATCATCGGCACGACACCGCTGTTCCAGAATCGAATGAGCAACAAGGTACAGCAGATGCTGCTGGTCGGTGGCCGCAAGAAATCCGCCGCCGAGCGACTCAGCATCAAGCACGATGTCGTCGCCGAATTTTTGTCGTCGGCAGAGATCATGCCGGATGGACCGACCGCGCTAGGTTTGCGGTCGATTGCCATCAAGGCCGCGATGGTGACGGCGGCGACGCAGAGCGAAGGCATCTTCAAGAACGCGGCGGAGAAACTTTTATTCGTGCCCGGTGATCTGGTGCCGCTTTACGGCATCCCGCAATTGCGTTGCGATGTCGTGCGGTCGAAAGACATCGCAAGAACGCCCGATGTTCGCACCCGCTGCTACCTTCCGCGCTGGGGGGCCGAGTTGACGGTCGGCTTTGTCGCCCCGCAGCTTAATCTCCGTGGCGTTTACACGCTCGCGGCCAATGCTGGCATCATTGTCGGCGTCGGCGATTACCGGCAGGAAAAGGGCAAGGGCAGCTTCGGCAGCTTCCGGGTCGTTCCCGATGGTGCCGATGATGACGAGTGGAATGATCTCGTCAAGACCGCTGGCCGTAAGCAGCAGCAGGCGGCGCTAGACGCTCCGCAATGTGCCAATAAAGAAACCTCTGACCTTGTGGCCTATTGGGCCGATACGGTCAGCCAGCGGCGCGCTGCTTAGTTCCAACAAAGGAGAATCGAAAAATGTCTACCGCAACCACAGTGAGTAATAGACCTTACATGACGCGCGCTGAACGCCAGCGGCTGATTGACGATTACATTCGCCGCCACGGCAGTTTCGACAATCAGGGTTTCGTTGACGAGGTGCGAACGACCGGGCCAGATCACCCGGCCTTCGCCTTCTTTGATTGGGACGATGCTGCTGCTGGCAATGCTCGGCGATTGATGCAGGTTCGCCAGTTCCTCAAAGACCTTGTGATCATCGTGACGGCCCCAAAGGTCGTCAAGGCAAAGGCCTTCAAGGTGGCGGCGGAAACCGCAAGGGTGGCGCGCGTTGCGGCACCGCTCACGGTGCCTGCGTTCATCGACATGGAATCGAGCGAGAAACCTGTCGGCGGCGGCTACGAGCCGTTCGACGTGAAAGACCCCGAACAGGTCAAGCGATTCCGCAACAAGGCGAGCGTGGCGTTGTCCTCTTGGCTCAATCGCTATCGTTATGCGGTGATGCAGGCGGGCGGCGACGTGGCGCAGGTCGAGGCGTTGATCGACGCGCTCTGGCAAGACTAGGCAGGCAAGGCGAGGCGTGGTCCGGTCCGGTACGGTTCGGCGTGGCTGGGTCAGGTTGGGCAAGGCAAGGCAGGCGTGGCGAGGCGTGGTCAGGCAGGGCCGGGCATGGCGTGGCGAGGCAAGGCAGGCAAGGCGTGGTGCGGCTGGGCGAGGTTAGGCCTGGCAAGGCAGGCGAGGCTTGGCAAGGCGTGGCGTGGCCCGGTGTGGCAAGGCGAGGCAGGCAAGGCGGGACAAGGCTGGGCGTGGCGTGGCTTGGTCAGGCGCGGCGAGGCAGGCGTGAGAGAGTGAGGACCGCATGGTGAAACCAAAGTTTAAGAGTTTCCGCGAGGTACTTGATCTGTGGTCAACGCGGGCGTTGCTAGCGCATCGCCTGTCGTTGCCTGTCAACACAGTCATTCGTTGGGTCTACGCCAACAGCGTCCCGCCGCAATACTGGCGGGCGCTATGTGCTCTCTCTCGTGGCCGCGTCACCATCGACAACCTGCTCGACATCGTTGAAGCCAAGGCTCGCAGGATGCCTCGAATCAATATGGAGCCGCGTCGGCAGCGGCAGGATTTTGCTTCGCCTTAAGAATTTTCCGCCAACCAACACCAACAAAGGAATCGTCAAATGTTTCGCATCGAGTTTTTTGTCAAGGACACCAAGCTGGCCGAGCTATTGCGGTCGCTCGATGGCGTCGCCTACCAGTTGCAGGTGCATCCCGTCGCCGACCAGTTGCCGAGCAGAGCCAAGCGCAACGGCAGCGCGTCGGAGGCAGAGGGCATCCGCGCCGCCATCCTGTCGTCTGGGCTTGGCAAGTTCAAGGTCGCCGACATCGTCAAGCTCACTGGCTGCGAAAGCGCGAATGTCCGCTCGGCGATGATCCCGATGATCAGAGAGGGCGCGTTGCGCAAGGTTGAGTATGGCACCTACGTCGTGAAGGGAGCCAAGGCATGACCCGCACGCTGAAATTATATCGAAGCTATATGTTCGTGACAAAAGACCCTTGCATTGACGTGCTGCGCGGACTCGTCAGGGACTCAGGCATGAGCTACACGCAGGTGCATGACGCGAGCGGCGTGACGCGGCAGACCATCCACAACTGGTTCCACGGCGACACCAAGCGCCCACAGTTCGCTACCGTTGCGGCGGTGGCGCGCGGGCTCGGCAAGTCGGTCAGGTTTGGCAATGTCGAGGTCGAGGATGATCAGCGTCCGGCAGTGCGCGCGGCGCTCGCCAAGCAGGAAAGGAAGGCCAACGGCAAATGACGTTCGCACCGCTGCCGCCGGGGCCGTTCAAGGTGATCCTTGCCGACCCGCCGTGGCATTTCAAAACACGCTCGCCGAAGGGCGAGGGACGTTCGCCGTCGAAGCACTATAAGACGCTGGGCCTCGCCGAGCTGTACACCTTGCCGCTGCGCTCGATCGCGGCGAAAGACTGTGCGCTATTCCTGTGGGTGCCGTGCTGCCACCTCGAGCAGGCGTGGGCCTTGATGACGGCATGGGGCTTCAGGTTCAAGTCGGTGGCGTTTGTCTGGGTGAAGCCCGGCATCGGTCTTGGCTACTGGACCCGGCAGCAGACCGAGCTGTGCCTGCTCTGCACTCGTGGGCATCCGAAGCGTGCCAGGAAATCCGTGCCGCAAGTGATCGCCAGCAAGCGGCGCGAGCACAGCAAGAAGCCCGACGAAACTTATTTTCGCATCGAGGAGCTGATGGGCGAGGTCCCGCGTGTCGAGCTGTTCGCACGCCAGGGCTGGCTCGGCTGGCAATGTTGGGGAGATCAAAGCAGTGGCAATTGATCCGAAAAAAATCTTAGAGCATCACGAATTGCTGGTGAAAACGCTGCGCAGTGAAATGCCCGGGCTCAGCATGGACGATGCGGTGGCACTGATGCGGCGCAATCGGGCTATGCAGGCGCAAGTCGATCCGGTTGCCTACCAGAACCAGTTGGTGCAGGCGCAGGCGCAGGCGCAGCTGGCGCAGGCGCAGGCGCAGCAGAACTATATCTTAGGGCAGGCGCAGGCGCTTGGCATTCAGGCCGCCGGTGGCCTTGTCCCGCAGCAGACCCCCTTCCTCGACAAGGTGCAGCGGATGCAGCGTGAGGTCGAGCGTGCAGGCTGGGTGCCGCCGAAGCTCAGCCTGTTCATTCCGATCGAGGCCTTCAAAGTCGCCAGGCGGCTTAAGCCGCTCGAGATCACAGCAGCGGTGCGTGAGGCTTTTGGCAAGCGCAAGCGATTTCAGGATGCGCAGGTCAGCCTCGTGCTCGGTCGGCTCGAGGGCAGCGAGAGGCCGGACTTGCAGCCGTTCGTTGCCAAGGTGCTTACTGTGCTGCGCAAGCAGTTCATCAACCGGCTGCATACATTGCAGGTGGCGTCACATTACGACCAGAAGCCGGGGATGCACGTTGTGATCACCGAGATGGCGAACCCGAGATCGCAATATGCCGAAGCCAACATGAGCGACAAGGTGCCGTTTTAGCAGAGGAGGATGCAAATGGAGAATCGCTACAAGTCACCACGCACTGACACGCATAGCCATTGGACCAAGGAAGAGGACGAGGCGCTGAAGGCGCTGGCGGAGCAGCCTGAGCGATGGTCCGGCCAGCAGATCGCCTCGATGCTGCATCGCATGGGCTTTGACTTGCGCTCGCGCTGCGCCGTGCTCGGTCGGCTGCACCGCAACAAGATCCCGATCAAGCCGCGCCTGCCTGCCAATGAGAGCGCCAAGCGGGAGAGCTACCGCAAAAATTCGATGGTGCGGCGCGCCTTCCTGGCGAAGATGGGCGGCGTGGAACCCGAGCGGCATCCGTCCGACCGCAAGGCCAAGCCGAACTACAACGTGAACCGACCGAAGCAGCAGCCGACGGTGCCCAACACCACGATCACAGGCAAGCATGTGCAGCCGGATGCCGAAGCATTGGCGTTGCCGCTCGAGCAACTCAGCAGCGGCATGTGTCACTTTCCTTTCGGCGCAGTGGCGCCATTCAGATTCTGCGGCAGGGCAACGCCTTCTGATGCTGAGCCCTACTGTCAGAAGCACTACCGCCTGACACATAATCAACACCGAGGAGACTACGATGACGCTCTATGACCTGACAGGGACTATCTTAGTAATTGGCGCGACCACTATCGTGCTCGGCTCTATGCTGTTCGCGCTGATCCTGGTGGTGGTGTGATGACGCCGCTGCGGAAGGCCGAAGAGGCGGTCGAGGCGATCCTGATTCGCCGGATCATCGAGCGCAAGCTGCAAGGCTATCAGAAGGAAGCCGCCGAGGAGATTGTCGAGGCGGTGAGCGAGGCGCTCGACTGGTGTGCCAAGGATCAGGAGCGCGACTGCGACGGCGCATGAAAACGGCCCCGGTGCAAAGGAATCACCGGGGCCGCAAGACACACAACCAACGAGGGGACTATACCGCGATGAAATTCTCGGCGCAACAGATCACGCTGGCGCTGGGCGGACACTGGCATGGACAATACGGCACAGCACGCTGTCCGTGCCATGACGACCAGACGGCATCCCTCAAGATCAGCGAGAAGCCCGACCCCAAGCGAGGCGGCACGCGCATCGACTGCCACTGCTTCGCCAAATGCAGCTGGCTCGACATCAAGGCTGAGCTGGTGAAGCGTGGCCTGTTGGACGCATGGCGTCCAACGTCTTTGCAAGTCAGGCACAAGATCAGCCGGGAGGCGAATGCTGCCGCCAAGATTGCCGAGCTGCGGATGTACGACAAGGCGCAGAAGGACGCTGCCGAGGATCTGAAGCGGCGCGTCGCCCAGGCCATGAAATTTTGGAACAAGGCGGTGCCGCTCGATGGCACGCTGGGCGGGAGCTATCTCAGGGTGCATCGAGGGCTGGAGTTCATCGACGGCGCATTCGATCATTGCCTCAGGTGGCACAAGGCCAAGAACATGATCGTCGGGCTGATGAGCGACCCGCGCACCGGCCTCTCCTGCGGCGTGCAACGGATCTTTCTCGATGAGCTTGGACGCAAGGTCGATCGCAAGATGCTGGGCAAGGCTGGCGTGTGCTTCATCTCGCCCGACGACGAGGTGACGCAAGGCCTGCACATCGTTGAAGGCATCGAGGATGCGATCGCCTGCTATATCGAAGGCGCGCGTCCGGTGTGGGCGGCGCTGTCGGCGGGCATGATCGAGAAATTCCCGCTGCTGCCGGGCGTTGATTGCCTGACGATCTTCCCCGATCCCGATGACACCGGCAAAGATGCAGCTGCCGAGTGTGCAGCGACGTGGATGGAGGACGATCGTGAGGTTCGCATCTTGCCACTGAGGCGGCGACCGGCGTAATGTCGCTGGTCGCATCTCAAAAAAAATTGCCCCCGGGCGCGACCCCGGGGGCTGGGGTACTCAACACCTCACCGCTGACAAGGCTGGGAAGGCTGCGCTTTTATGGCCGAGAAAAATGACAAAGGCAAGAAGCAGAAGCCTGAAGGCCTTGATCCCAACGACGCACACAGACAAGACCCGGGCTCGATTTTCAGGGCCGCGAATAACGGCAAGCCGCTCGGCGGCAAGCCCAAGCCGGTCGGCGAGGTCAGCGACGACTCCCTAGCCCAGGCCTTCACGGCGATGCACCAGGACGACTGGCGCTATGTGGCGGCGTGGGGGCAGTGGCTGCGCTGGACCGGCGTCAAATGGGAGCACGAGACCACGCTCAGAGCTTTTGATCTGGCGCGGGAATTGTGCCGCATCGTCGCCACCCAGTTACGCTCACAAGGCCTTAAGGGCAAAGGGGTTGCGTCCGCCGTAACGGTGTCGGCGGTGGAGCGATTAGCCCGTGCCGACCGGGCGCACGCCATGACATCGGAGGCCTGGGACAAGAGCCCGTGGCATCTCAACACGCCGGGCGGGGTGATCGATCTCAAGAGCGGGCAGCTGCTGCCGCATGATCCGGCGATGCTGATCACCAAGGAGACCGCAGCAACACCACAGGGGCAATGTCCGCGCTGGCTGCAATTCCTTGATGAGATTTCCGGCGGCGACAGAGATCTGCAAGACTATTTGCAGCGTGTGGTGGGCTATTGCCTGACAGGTGTGACGACCGAGCACGTGATGTTCTTTTTGTATGGCACCGGCGCTAACGGCAAATCTGTGTTCACCTCGACATTGTCGGGAATTTTTGGCGAGTTCACCACCGTTGCACCGATGGATATGTTGATTGCGACGCAAGGCGAGCGGCATCCGACCGACATGGCTGGCTTGCGCGGCGCACGGATGGTGACGGCGATCGAGACCGAGCAGGGCACGCGCTGGGCCGAGGCGAAACTCAAGGCGTTGACCGGCGGCGATCCGATCTCGGCGCGTTTCATGCGGCAGGATTTTTTTCAGTATGTGCCGCAGTTCAAATTGATGGTGGCTGGCAATCACAAGCCTTCGATGCGCTCCAACGATGAGGCGATAAGGCGGCGGGTGCAGCTGGTGCCGTTCGCGGTGACGATCCCCGAAGCGCAGCGCGATCCTGATCTGCTGGAGAAGCTGAAAGCTGAGTGGTCTGGGATTTTGCAATGGGCGCTGGTTGGTTGTCTGATGTGGCAGGCTGTAGGTTTGAAACAGCCGAAGGTGGTTGAGGACGCCACGAAAGAATATTTCATCAATGAAGATGCGGTTGGTCGATGGATTGATGATGAGTGTGAGTTGGGGCAGCATCACATCGAAAGCTCAAAACAACTCTATAGTTCTTGGAAGGCGTGGGCGGAAAGCAGTGGCGAGTTTGTGATCTCAAAGAAACGACTGTCTGATGAATTGGTGAGCCGTTTTAATTGTGAGCTTGAGCGCACAAATACCGAGAGGAAAATCCATGGGATCAAATTGCGCTGGGGTCTGATGCCGTGACACATGTGACGCGTTTCACTGAATCAGCGTATGGATGCACATAGCGCGCGCGCGCGTATACGCCTATTATAGAGGACGCGTCACTTGCGTCACTGAGGGACGGTCTCGCGCCTGACGACAAACTGTGCTAGAGCGAAAATTCAACAGTTTGAGACTGCACTACAATGCCGTGGCAGCCTGGGCAATCTGGCAACCCCGCTGGGGCGCCGACGCGGATCAAACCGTGGCGTGAAGCGTTGCAGCGCGCACTCAAGCGCGAGCAAAGATTACTCTTTCATACCAACAGGTTACATCCTTCCATCATCTCGACCCATGACGAGAACGGCGTCTGCATTGTGCCCGAAGGGCAGATGCTGGAGCTGATCGCCGACATGACCGTGCAGCGTGCTGCCTGTGGTGATCACGACGCCACGCTCGAGATTGGTAATCGCCTTGATGGTCGCGCACCGCAGACGCTTGAAGGAGGCGATGCGCCGATCATCCATACCGTGAAATGGCTGGACGACGATGACGAGACCGGCAACGGATTGGATGTTGAGAATATTGCGGAGTCCGTGAGCGGAGAAGGCGCTTCGGGCGTTGAAGTTGGTACACCCGAGCCCGTCGGGGTGAGACAGCTTGAGTACGACGACAGATGGGCCGATGAGATCGAAGAGGCTGAACCCAAGGAGAACGACGATGACGGAAGCACGAAGTGAGAATCGCACGGCCAAAGACGTGAAGGGCGGGCTGGTTGGCGACAAAGAGACTGCGAGCGAGCGCGCAGCTCGTGAAGGCGAGGCCGTGGCAGTCGAGGATCTGACGATCGATGAGCCGGTGCCGAGCTTGCCGGACCGCTGGGAAGTCGGTCAAACCGAAGTCGAGGCCGACGCCAACGCGACCATTGCCGAGGAGCGCGAGGCCAAGATCAAGGCCGAGAACGAGCGCAAGAACCGCGAAGCTGAGGAGGCGCGCTCCGGCACGCTGAGCGAAGAAGAGCGCAAGGCAAAAGCCGACGAAGCCACAGCTCAAGCGCAGAAGCAGCCCGGCGAGGATGCCGAGACTTATCGGCAGCGCCGTGAGCGTGAGCAGCGTGAGGAGCTGGCGCCGGACGAGCCGGTGCCGACATCGCGCAAGCGTTAGCCGATGAGCATTGCTGATCCCGGGGTCGCGCACGTTCCGTACCGGCCCCGGGCAGTATTCAAACCATTCCACAGGCGACCTAATCGTTGGGCGGTGATCGTCGCACATCGACGCGCTGGCAAGACGGTCGCGGCAGTGAACGACGCGATCCGCGCCGCGATCCGTTGCGACAAACCGGATGGCCGCTTCGCCTACATCGCGCCGCTGTGGAACCAAGCCAAAGATGTTTGCTGGGATTATTTGAAGCACTACTCACGCCCGCTGCTCGCCAAGCCGCCGAATGAGAGCGAGCTGCGCGTCGATCTGCTCAATGGCTCGAGGGTGCGGCTGTACGGCGCCGACAATCCTGACCGCATGCGTGGTGGCGGGCTCGATGGTGCGATTCTCGATGAGTATGCTGACATGCGGCCCGTGGTGTGGGGCGAGGTGATCCGTCCGATGCTGGCCGATCGTCACGGCTGGGCGACCTTCATCGGCACGCCGAAAGGCCGCGTCGGCCTCTACGACATCTGGAAAGGCCAGGGCATCTGGAAGGACGTGCAGCTCTACCGGCTGATGCTGAAGGCCAGCCAGACGGGTCTGATCTCCGAAGCCGAGCTTGCCGACGCCAGGCGCACCATGACCGAGGAGCAGTACGCGCAGGAGTTCGAATGCAGCTTCGAGGCGGCGATCATTGGTGCCTACTACGGTAAGCTGATGGCTCGAGCCGAGGACGAGAAGCGCGTGGTCGGCGTGCCCTACGATCCGGCAGCGCAAGTCTGGACCGCGTGGGACCTGGGCAAGAACAACGCCACGGCGATCTGGTGGGCGCAGGTCGTTGGCCGCGAGGTCCACGTCATCGACTATTACGAGATGACCGGCGCCGAGCTTGACCACTACGCACAGAAAGTGCGCGAGAAGCCCTACGTCTATGCCGGGCACATCGTGCCGCACGACAGCCAGGCGAAAATTCTCGGCATGAGCAACACCAGGTTCGAGCAGCTGGAGAAGCTCGGCCTGCGTCCGCTCACCGTGTGTCCGATGCACCGGATCGAGGATGGCATCAACGCCGCCAAGGTGATGCTGCCACGTTGTTGGTTTGACCGCCTGAAATGCGAACGGGGTATTGACGCGCTCAAGCTCTATCGTGCATCGTTCGATGACAAGCTGAACGTGATGCGGCCCGTGCCGGTGCATGACTGGACCTCCAACGGCGCGGACGCTTTCAGGTATCTCGCCATGATCCTCGACAGGTCGGATGCCAGCAAAGCCAATTTTGGCCGCACGTTGGTCTATCCCGAACAAGGAGTTGCCTGATGCGCTTCCGCAAGAAGCCGGTCGAGGTCGAGGCGTGGACGGCGCAGAGCGTGATCGCTGCCGCCAAGGAGAATTGGACCGCCATCCCGGCGCCGATCGCCACCGCCTACGAGCGCGGGCAGGTGTTCTTCACCGACAACAGCGTCGAGATCGTCACGCTCGAGGGCACCATGACGGCGAGGACGCCGGATTGGATCATCAAGGGCGTCAAGGGCGAGCTGTACCCATGCCGACCTGAGATTTTCATCGAGACCTACGAGCCGGTCGGGACCGAGGACGACGATGGCACACTTTAGGACCTGGGTGAAATGGGGCGGACCCAACGAGGCGGCCATGCCGGTCGGCGAGTGGAACGAGCAAGAGCAGATGCGGCTCAAAGCGCACACAGCCCTCGATGATCTTTTGCGCGACATGGAGCGGAAGCACGTCACACCGGTCAGCACCCGCGAAAACCAGCGCAAGCTCGAACTGATCATCAACGCCGGAGCGGAATGAGATGGCGGCCTATCGCGTCCCAGGCGGCGGTGGCACGGGCGGCAAGCCAACCCCACGTGACGTGATGACCGACGATGATTTGCAGGCGATGCTCGCCGCGCAGAAGGCCGACGCGCTCAGCTCCAACTCTGAATCCAAGCTCTTGTCGAGCCGCGAGAAGGCGCTCGATTACTACTACGGCGAAATGCCCGACATGCTGCCCGCCGAGGGCCGCAGCAAGGCGGTGTCAACCGATGTCGCCGACACCATCGAAGGCCTGATGCCTTCCCTGATGGAGATTTTCGCAGGCAGTGACGAAGTCGTTGTCTTTGACCCGGTCGGACCCGACGACATCGATGCCGCCGAGCAGGAAACCGATGTCGTGAACCATGTGTTCACGCAGCAGAATAACGGTTTCCTCGTGCTCTACACCATGATCAAGGATGCGCTGCTGGAGAAGCTCGG